AGTTCTCTACATTCTGTATAATCTTCCATCGTTCTGATATAGGTAATACTTCTGCAGGCTCTTGCATGTATTTCTTTTCAGTAGCGCCGGGGCAATAATATTCAATTGTAGGTTCTAGTTCACCTTTAATCCATTTGTTACCCCACACATAAATGTATGCAGGTTCACGTGGGTCAGGTCTCCATGTCATGTCAAACTTAGTTCTATCAACTGGTTGATATTCTATCCACCGTTCGTATTCAGGTACTACATCAACATTGTCCATATACTTACGTTCAGTTGCGCTAGGACAATAATATTCAAGTGTAGGCTTTAACTCTGCATTAATATGTTTGTTACCCCAAGTATAGATGTATGCAGGCTCACGTGGATCAGGTCTCCATGTCATATCAAAATCAGCAACTTCTTGTGTGACTAACCATCTTTCTTGTTCTGGCATAACAGAGACTAGTTCATCCATATACTTATATTCAGTTGCTCCCGGAACATGATACTCAATGGTTGATTTTAATTCGGCCGATATCCACTTGTTACCCCAAACATAAATATAATCCGGTTCTCTAGGATCAGGTCTCCATGTCAAATCAAATTGTTTTCTGTCAATTGATTGAATTTCTTTCCATCTATCAAACTCAGGCAATACTTCAATTAACTCTTTGACATAGTTGACTTCAGTTGCACCATCTACAATATATTCTAATGTTGCTTTTAATTCAACCGGCACATGTTTATTACCCCAGCGATAGATATAAGGAGGACTTGTTGGGTCAGGTCTCCATGACATGTCAAATTTATTTTTGTCAATATCATAATACTCAATCCACTTGTCACTTACTGCTAACTTAACATCTTGCGACATATGTTTGATTTGAGTAGCACCGGTTACAATGTATTCTACTGTAGGCTTTAATTCACTACCATAGAATTTATTTCCCCATTGATAGATATATGGTTCTTCTGTTGAGTCTGGGTGCCAGCTATAATCAAAGTCTATAATATTTTCGTGCGTTACCCAGTTTTCAGTTGTAGGTAATGCCTTAGCTTTAACACTATCAACATATTTTGTAGGTGATGCTTCATCACATCTAACTGCTGTAAATATTGGTCCACCTGTTTTCTGATGTTGCGTACCAAATTGATAGACCATTGGTTCATCTTGTATATCAGGATGCCAGCTAAAATCAAAATCTTCTGTCGCACACCCATTTGGTATTGTCCAGTGAGTCATATCTATTTTAGCTTTTGCAGTTTGTACATCAACATACTTAAAGGTTGTGGCACCCTCAACTACAAAACGAGGTCCACCTGAACGGTTCCATTGACTAGGAAATTGATAGATATACGGTTCATCAGTCATATCCGGATGCCAACTAAAATCAAACTTATTTTGATCTACATTGTTAGGTACTTGCCAATTTTCAAATTGATAACAAACTACTGTTGCTTTGGTGTCAATATACTTAATTTCAGTTGCACCTTCAACCATATATTGAGGTCCACCTGTCTTTTGCCATTGAGTAGCAAATTGATACATATATGGTGGATAGTTGGGATTAGGTTCCCAACTATAATCAAAGTTTGAATCTAACACATAGCTTGGTATATTCCAGTTATCAGTAGATGGGTTGCGTTTAACACGCGCATCCATGTATTTGTACTCAGTAGCACCTTTTACTACATATTGAACAGAAATTTTATCCTCAGGCTTATTCCATTGATTCCCCCACGCATATATATATGGTGGGCTTGTTGGATCAGGTACCCAACTAAAATCAAACGATGACGGATCAATATTTTCTAGTATTTCAAATGCAGCCGGCCTTGCTGCCAGCTTAGGCACAATGTTTTCAATAAATTTGCGCTCAGTAGCTCCCTCAACATGGAACTCTATTGTTGGCATTACACTTGCAGGATATTGATTGTTACCAAACACATATATATAAGGAGGGCTAGTAGGATCAGGTCTCCAACTGTAGTCAAAATTAACCGGTTCGTATATAATGTTAAACAAGCGTGGCATAGGTAACAATGCTGCTATTTGATCTGTAACATACTTTCTGTCAGTTGCGCCCGGAACGTGGTATTCAACCGTTGGCATAGTAGTTCCAGGATACCAATTGTTACCAAAAACATAGATATAAGGAGGGTCGCTAGGATCAGGATGCCACTTGAATTCAAATTTAGATTTATCGATATATTCAATAATCTTCCAATTATTTGTTATTTCATCTTTTAATGATATTGGATCTACATCCGCTCGGTAAATAATTAGTGAATCTATGTTAGTTGAGCAAAGCCAAGTACCACTATCTTTTTGATAGCGGCTGGGCCATACATTGTTGTGTGCTTCTGCCCATACATCTTCATCGGGTAAGAAATCAAAATCCCAGTCCCAATCAAAGTCTTTGTAATTGCAATGTTCATTGATTACCCAAAAATGTTCAGTTGTGCATTGACGTTTAGCGTCAGATAAATCTATTGCATATCTTTCTCTAGGGTGAACGTTGGGTTTCTCTGTAAAATAAAATACATCTCTTAACATCTACTTACTTATGACAATACTTTAACACCATACATATTTTCAAAGCGATCTGCATCATCTCTATTATTGACCATTGGTTCTCCTCTAACATTTAAGCTAGTGTTAAGTAACATAGGACATCCAGTTAAGACATACCATTTTTCAAGTAGTTCCCTAATTCCCGAACCATCTTTAGGCACAGTCTGTACTCGACTAGTTTTGTCATGATGAACTATAGCAGGAAATAACTCAGGTACTCTACAACGAGCTATGACTTGCATGTACCTGCTGTTATCGAAACCACGCGGCATATCAAAGTAAGTATCAGCATACTCCTCTAGAATGATTGGTGCAAATGGTCTGAATTTTTGTCTACGTTTAATTTCATTTACTTTGTCTTTTATGTCATCACCTCGTGGATCTGCAAGCAAGCTTCTATGTCCAAGTGCTCTGGGCCCAAATTCTGCTCTACCACTAGCGACTCCTGCAATTTTATCACTAAGTAGAGAATCAAGAATGCGATTGGTAGGATAATTGCCGCTAATATCATACCCAAGAAAAGCAGTAGTCCAATTAACACGTTTGCCATAACCAAGACAGGCTGCTCCAAGACTAGAACCAGCATCGCCAGGATTAGGCATAATCCAAATGTTGTCATAATAATCTCCTAATAATCTATTAGCTAAACAATTTAATGCTACCCCACCACCATATACAAGATTTTTACTACCACCTAACATTTTTGCTTTGCTAATAACATTCATTATTAATTGTTCAGCTATCAATTGTGCGCTACATGCAATGTCCATATCATCTGCACCTTCTAAAAAAGTTTCAGATACACCTGTGTGCAAATTATCTTTGAATGTAATGTCTCTGTATGATTTTATTAACTCAGTAGACATCTTATCTACTGATTTTGATTTACCATACGCTGCCATACCCATTAAGATATATTCTTCATCTAGTGGGCGTAGTCCTACTCTTTTCGTCATTGCACTATAAAACAGTCCAATACTATCTGGATAACGTTGTCCCCATAACTTTTTATACTTTGCTATACCATTTTTGTCATACCATGCATTATAAATACTGATTGTGTCAAACTCACCAATAGCGTCAATGACAACTACAGTAGCATCATCATAAGGACTTGTTTGAAATCCTGCGGCTGCATGACTTAAGTGATGATTATGTGTATGAACCTTACCACTACGACCATCTTGCAATTTATGAATTAAACCTCTACCTATGATTTCTTTAACAAACAAATTAGATAATACAGGTTTTTCACCTGATCTAACTTGTCGCAAGAACTTCATCCAGGGGCGTTCATAGTAATGAATCTTGATATCACGTGAGGTTGTATATGATAGTGCATCTTCAACTATATCATAACACAAGTGCTTTGTATGTTTATCTTTATTATAGCGTTCACTGTGACCGGCAAACAATATATTACCTTTGTCATCTATAACACTTAGTGCGGCATCGTGAAATCCTGAGGATATTCCTATATAGTTCATTTAATAAATTCCATAACAATATCAGCCCATTGTTTATGATGTATAGGTCCGGGATGTTTTTTATCTCTAGCTAAATCTGATTCAGCTTGTTCTTTGCTTTCTGAACTCCAAAGCGGCAATACTATACTATTTTTTAATTTTAAGTTATTAAATAAATTATATGTTTCTCTGTCCCATGATGAGAAATATACTTTAATGTTTCTGTTCTTTGCAATGTAGTCTACCAAGTATATGTCGTTTTTAAAAGTTTTAATTTGTTCTTCATTGGGTACATATTTATATAGCATTTCAACATCTACTCCATAGTTGTGTGTCAACTCACTTTGCAAGCCGGGAACCAAAGATAAGTTAGTCATCATATCTCTTTTTATATGTTTTATTCCAATTTGCATTCTATTATAGCTAGGTAATAAAAACACAGCGTGTTTCATTTGTATATGTTTAGATGTAATTAAAAACAAGTCTGCAATCGATTTGCAAGATGCGCCTGACACACCAAAATTCAATGAAGTTAACTGTAGTTCACTTGCTAGTAAGTTATGCCAAAGATAATTGTCAGGTAATCCTAATCCAGCTGTAAAACTACAACCAAATGCACCCATATCTATACTATTAGGTATATCATCTGAGAATCTAAATCCTAATTTATTAAAATAGTAATCAAAGTTAGGGCCTTCCCATGTACTAGCATGTTTAATTTCTTCACGTGATGCAAAATCAATTCTATATGGCTCATCAGTCCAGATTACATGTTCTGTTTTAGTATACCCAGTTACATCATCTAATGACTCTGAATCTAATAAATTAACTAAATTCATCATTTATAGATAAATGGGTCTCTTTTGCGTAATTCTTTTAGTCGTTTACGATAACGAATTTCCGATTTTATACTATGATATAAATTTCTAATCCACTTGAACATAATCTGTTTCCTCTTTGTTAATAGTATTTACTATTTCTACGATCTGTGGGAATATTGCTCTCCAATCTCTACTTCTTCGCTTGTCTATGTCATCTAAAAAATTTGCACAATCATTGACTTCTTTTTTGTTTACAGGGGAGGTTAATAATTGTTGTTGTATTCCCATTAAATGAGTTTGTAATTTTTCTTTTTCTACAGAGTTGCTATAATTTTCTAATGCTCGTATAGGCGCATCAATAAACGGTGCTAGGTATTTTCCAAAATTGTATGGATTAAATGTAGACGGTCTTACTACCGTATTCCAATTAATACCAACCGAGTCTTTAATCTTTCTCCACTCATTTGTTTTTTCTATTAACTGATGTAATGTAGGTAGTGTTAGTACAGTGAGTGTAGCATGAACTAATACTCCTACCCCTGACGAGTGTAACAATGTATTCATGTTTTGTTCCCACTCAACTAATATTAATCCATCACGTACATATTCAATCTCTGGTCCCCAGCAATCAATACTACAGACAAATTCCATACGTTTTAATTTGCCCTGATCTATTAGGTTTTGTACACGTTGAATTTTAGCTTTGAATTTTTCTGGATCATGCTTTAAATTACTAAATGTGCGATATACTAGATTAGGTCTAGGGTGTTTGTCAAAGAAATCTAAGCACTGTTCAAATTCTTTTTGATATAATGGCTCTCCGCCCAATACTTGTAAAATTTGCACGTGCTCACTATTTTTTTCCATCCATTCCCAAAACTTTTCTTTGTATAATTCATACTTTGAATTTGGATTCCATTCACTGTAATCTTTATTAAATTCACTAGGTCCATGTTTACGAACTTCTTGTTCAATCTTACTACTAAATCCGGGGGTACAGTATACGCATGATTGATTGCATACGTTATTGAAATAGACTTCAAGTAAAGTAGGACTAACTTTTAAAGGGATATGATCAAATTCAGTTCCTTTGGGTACAAATCCTTCAAACTCAGGTGGCAACAATTCAATTGACTCATTGACAAATCCCGTTCTATCACTTTTACCACCTGCATTTTCAACATCTCTGCAATATTCACATCCATTGCCCGGCCAATCACCGGTTGCCATTTTTTCTCTGTCAGCAAGTTTACCGTGGTGATTGTGAAAGTCCATGAAATTATCTTCTGTCAATTTCCAATGACGACCTCGATGACAGCTTGAAGTTGTGCCGCGGCTTAAGAATAACGTGCTCCATGCCCATTTATATAGGCAGGCAGCATCATTTTGTATAGGAAATGTTTTTTTCATATAGATATTTATAGAAGATTTTGTAGTGAGGGTAGTATTACTTTTTCCAAATAGATAGAATGTCCCTTGTTATTGACATGCCTATCCGGTGCAACACATTCTGCATTGAATTCACTATTTTTTATACCAGAAAAGTCATGATTCATAATTGTATCTACTCTGTGTTGGTGCAATTCCGGAGAGATCATTCTATGCATTGGAAACCCCTTCCACATAAATTTGCGGCGAGGAATAAATTTAAACGTGTCAAAGTTTAGCAGAGTTTTAAGGTCATTAGGTTGATCTATTGTTACTATCAATGGCAAACTCCAAACAAATTTAATATTAAATCCGGTAGCAAACCCATATGATGCTAACATAGCAGTCATGGATAAGTTAACTCCAATAGCATCATTGTATAAATGAGTAAGATACATTTTTTTTGCTAGATTATAATCCCTAGTACTATCCATTTGACTCTGATGGTCATATCCAATAACCCAAGACGCAGGTACCTCAGGGTTGTCAGCTAATGCGATTTCTAGTCTGTCAGCTAATGTTCCATGAAACATTAATATATCATTGTCATTACACGGATTATTATTGAAATACTTTACTATGTCACGAAATATTCCTTGATTAGAATTACCCGGGTTGGCTAAATTAATAACTTCTAGATCAGGATATCTTTGTTGTAATAATGCCGGCCAACAGAAGTCACTAGGTTTAGGATTATGAAAATGAGTAGGATCCCCCACAAATGATTCAGATTGCTCATCGTAATAGTATATTCTATCTGAACAACCATGCCCAAACGTAAAACTATCGCCGGCTATAACTATTCGTCTTGTCATATATTGTATCTTGCTGTGATTTCTTCGTCATATGTAAAATCTTTATGTTTATACAAGTCAAATATAGTTTTACCATCGCCTGCTAATGCATTAAACAATATAGTAGATAGTATCGTATTAAACTCTTTAGACAAATGACACCATCTATTATCTAATATTCCCATAGTAGGTAACTCTTTTTTACTTACAGAAAATAAATTGTATAGGCAATCTCCACTTCGGCTATCTAAATTAATAGCATAGGTTTTATCTTTCCTATCATCAAATGTTAGTAAATTAACCAACTTAATATTTTTATTTCTGCAAATATTGTTGATATCATCAAATATTTTTTGTTTCACAAATTGGTCAAACGATGGACTAATATTTGGAATATGTCCAGTTAATATTCTAACTATTTCTAGTTCTTGTTGCTGAGACAATCCTTTATTTCTTCCATATGCATACAAGTCATCCGGGGATGTCAAGAAACTTAAATCTTCAAGACCTTCAGGCAAGTGATGAATACGATGCAATGACGAATAACAAAATATTATCCACTCGAATTGTTCATGATGAGCTAAAAATTGTTCGTATGAATACCACGTAGAAGTTCCTGTTTTTCCGTACGATGTTATCTTGTGTCCGGCTGATTCCATATCGGCAATCCACGACTCATCTTCTTTGAAGGGGCTCTCTGGATTGTACGGCGTTCTATCTGCAAAACTATCACCAAATACACCTATTTTCATTTGTTTACCTCTATAATTTTTTTACTATACAACTTATCCATTGCAGATTTATGTCCGCATGTTTCTAAACAATATAACAGTTTGCCATTCTCAATAGTATCTGCTTTCCAACCATCTAAGAAGAACTTACTAAAATCAGAGCCTTGAATAATGTCTAATATTGATTGATTCTTTAAGTTAAACACTTCTAATCCATAATCATTAATCATCTTGTTAAATTGATGACGAGAATATGAACTATTAAACTGACCAAACACCCCGCCTAAGAAACAACACGGTAACATATAACCATTTGCTGATATGTATATTTCTTTTGATTCTTTGTGTTCGATTGACTTACAAACTATCGCTGAATTCTTCTCTAATTCTTTACTAAATTCGGATAAAATAGGAATTCTTTTTTGATTCATAAATTTGAAATCAACTTTGTTTCCAAACGGAGGATCTTTTCTGAAACCAGTATACTTAGAAGGCCAAATAGTATATTCATAGTCACCATCTTTGCCGTATACATTAATTCCATTCAATGTATCTTCATACTCTCCAAATCCCAATGGATTTTTAACAATAAACTCAAACCCTAATTCTTTTGATAATATTCTAGCTTCTTCAACTTGATGCTCATTGTGTTCAAATAACAACCATTCCCAAACAGCAAATGCGCCTGTTGCGCTATATGCTCTCATATTTTTGATTAGTTTTTCCCAAATAACACCTCGTCTGTATATATGATTAGTATCTTCCAATCCATCCACACTAAACACAACTCCGGCTTTGCTGAACAAATGATTGTCTCTTGCAGGTGATTGATTTACAAAGAAGTTTCCCAGTGACGTCCAAAATTTTTCATTACGCATACCACCGTTAGTTCTAAGCTGTTGAACAATTTTAGGAGAATGTTCTCTAAAATATTCTAATATAGGTATTAAGTCTGGCGCCATACCCGGATCACCCACGTTTCCACAGAAATTTATACCAATTAAATTCTTTGCTATCTCTTCGGGAACCATACGCTTAATGTCATCTAGTGACAAGTCAGTTAGTTCTAAACCATCTGCAACAGGACCACCTGAATAGTTTCTACTACATGCAGGACAATTAGCATTACATCTACTAGATAATTCTATATGTAATCTTTTTACATTTTCTACTTCATACATTTGTTCCATTATTTTAATCCTATATATTTTGCTAGATTGTCTGGTTTATTTCTACGTTGTGTATATTGTTCAAAGAATATATCACTGTCTTTACGCAATTGTGGTTGAGTTTCTTTAATGAAACCTTCATCTAAGAATTTAAGTAGTCTAGCACAATGTTCGTGTTCTACAGGTAATAACTCATCTTTGATTGACTCATAAAACTTAGTGTATTTGTTAATATAGAAATCACGTTCTTCACGTGTTAAGCAAGCAAATCCTTGAAAGTCTGGTTTGTCAACCATATTAATAGAGATATAGGGTTTAACTTTAGAACGGTTGCGAATAGTAATAATGTCCAAATACATTTGTTCAAGCGATTGCAATGCGATTGCACTTACTGTTGTACTTACACTAAATTCTTTAACTGTGCTGTTTGCTAATCGTTCAATGTTTTCTAACCATTCAGCGTAGACCATACCTTCACGAATGAATTCTGCTGTTTCATTAGCGGATTCATTACTGATATTCATACGTAAATTAGTCAATCCACTAATCTTATCAAAGAATCTATCCATGATTACAGGCTTTTGGCAAAGGTTGCTGTGTATCACGCATTCAATATCTGAGTTCATCTCTGTCATCATTTCAAATACACGAAAAACTTCTTCGTGCATTAATGGCTCTCCACCTGACACACGAATAGATTCTAAACTAGTAGCAACACTTTCAAACCACTCCCAGAACAATGTCATATCAGGAGGGTCAATCATTTCATTGAGTTCGTTGATATCTTTCTGATAGTGTCTACGGTCGTCAGTAATGATTCCTTGATATACACCATTCACTTTGATATCGTTAATCCAGCTAGTACTGAATTGAGGACTACAATAGCTACAAGCTAGATTACATGTGTTTTGAAATGCTAACTCTAATGCTTTAGGTTTGAATACATAGTTGGGATTCTTATAATCTTCTGCGGCCAAGTGGTTTGTGAAACTTAAACTCTTACGTGTTCTGTCACTACGTAATCCTAAATTTTCATATCGCCAGCAACTATCACATGCAGGTGGCTGTTCTCCTGCCAACATTTTCTTTTGTTGTTCACGTTTTTCAGTAGGGTTGTAGAAAGTGTCTACTGTATTACCTACTTGAATAAACGGAGTGTAATGGCAACTGGCAATCTTACCTGAGTAAACCCAGATACTTGCCTCATGGAATTTTGCAAGACAAAACGTATTACTTGTTTCATCTCTTATCTTAAATAATTTCTTTTCGTCCATTAGTATTTCTTAAATTTGTTGTCACTAAATTCAACATCCAAATTATTATAAATCAGGTAATTCTTCATATTCATGTGCTCAGGGTATACGTCAAAAAAACTTTGGCTACGTATCTCATCCAATCGTGTAGTAATCTTATTAAACTCTTTCAGGCTTTCATTGATGCCATTATGATACTGTCCGTTTTCGTCCCACATAAATTTAATTGCTGTTTCATACATACTTATGATTCCGTAAGGATGTCCAAAAGATTTAAGCCAAACTATATTCTTTTGTAGTGCCTCTTCAATTTCACGCTTTTTCCAATCTGGAATGTTCTTTAAACAATAGTATGGTGGTGTGTCTAATGGATTTAACAATATGTCTTCCGGTCTAAGATAACCTAATTCTACCCACTCTTTATGAAACTCTACTAAGTTAAACGCATTGGGCCAGCTTAGAGTATATGAAATCATAAAATGCACATGTGGACATTCTTCCATCATTTGTTTACGGTTTGCTACAACTTGTTTCCAATCTATGCCATTACGCCAGTACTCACCCCTTTCGTGGCTACCATCTAAGCTAGCATATACGTGTACATTTGAGAACTTCTTCCAATACTCTAATACATTGTCATATTTCTTTAATTTAAAATTGCTGAAGTTTGTATTGTAACGTATCTCTAAATCAGTATTACCCAATTCAATTAGCTTGTTAAGAACTTCATAATGTTCTTTTTGCATCAATGGCTCACCGCCTGCAAAATAAATCATCTTTGCTGTAGCTAGGTGTGGTAGTATTTCTTCTAGTGCTTGGCCTTCTGTTTTACCCGGAAATTGAAACCCATCATCTTTTTCACGCCTTACATCTAAGTTGTACAACTTGCGATGATCCATTACCCAACTTGTACTAAAATGCGGAGCACAACTACGACAACTTAAATTACATAGATTATTATATCTAACATCAATATAATATAGTTTGTGCTCATCCAATGATCCGTCGGCATTTGTACTTGCTACAATTTTTTGAATTTCTTCATCATTGTCAAAAAACATTTTGTTGTACTCGTTCTTATGTGCATGACCCAAATCAGCGCGGCGGTTACATATACTACAACTGGGTTCTTCAATTCCATTAAGAAAATTCAATCGCATTTGTTTTGTTTTATCGTTGTTCCAGATTTCTGCTAATGTGTTTTCTTTTAAACTACCTATTTCAGCTTGATTGTCATACACACAGCAAGGCTTAACATCTCCCGGTGGTCCTACATATTGTTGTATCCATGGAAAAATGCAAAACGTTTTGCTATTCTTAGCCATTTCAACTGGATTAAAATCATTTGTCATATGGTTTCATTTTTTCGTGTAATTCTGGAAATACTTCTTCAAACTTCTCGTTACGAATACTGTCTAGCAAATGTGTTTCTTTATAAAACCGGGGTATATTATTGGTCTCATCTTTACTATTCATTAATGTTATAGCGTTTTTCCAATGATCTATATACACATCATAATGAATATCGTGCGGCTGTGTTTCATTTAACCATTCAATATGTTTGTTAATTTTTTCAGTAACTACTTTTTTAACATCCAATGGCAACAACGTTGTTCTTAACCATTCCGGATCATGTAATGTGTTTAAATAAAATCCAAAATTAGATCCATCACCACGTTTAAATAAATCACTCTCACACATATACCTGTGTAGGTCTACTGCGGCCGATGCATTAAACAACTCAAACACAGCACTAACCCCGTAATCAATATTAGGTAAATATTGTTTACATGTTTTTAACCATTCAAGAGCCTTTTCCCAATTAAAACCTTTACGTATATACTCTCCTTGTGCTCCCATGGCATCAATACTTCCCACAATGAATACATTGTTAAAATGTTGTAGCATTTCAAATGCATGATATTCTTTTAGAGAGTACATTGTCAGATTAGTATTATATCTTATTTTTACTTTTGTTTTGCCCATGTCTAATAATAATTGTAAAAACAAGTAATGATCCTCTTGCATCATTGGTTCACCGCCACTGAAATGAATCTCTGTATATGGATCAACCATATTAACTAATTCTATCAAATCATCTTTCATATGAGTAACAGTTTCATTTGTTAATAGTGATAGTGTTACTGGATGTATCTTAGAGCGACCCAATTTAATTTCGTCTGGTATCCAGCCTGTGCTTAATCCCGGGCCGCATGTTCTACACTTCATATTGCATAGATTATTAAATATCAAATCTACCGTAGCTAATTTAATATCTTCTACTGAACCGTCGTTGTTACCTATAGATACGATATCATCAAATTTATTATATCCATTACGATTAGTATAATCTGGAAAGTTTGAATAGCGTTCATTAAATCGCTGGCGCATACTCACAATACCAGAATCTTCTTCTTTCCAACACCTAGTACAAGCAGTAGGCTTTTTACCATCTAAAAAGTCTTTTCTAAGTTCATTCCATTTTTGTCCGTGAAATATGTCAACAATCTTTTCTTTGTTCCAATTGCCTAGATTGTGTTTACTTTCATGGCTGTAATAACAACAAGGAAACACTTTGCCATCAGGTTCAGTGTGTATCTGTAACCAAGCTACACTACAAAAAGTTTTTGGTAATTCGTCAATATTTTTATCTATCATTTTTATTTTTCCACCGCTTTGTTACCAATTTGTCAAAATCAAAATTCATAAATTTCATAAAATCTTTTACTACAATCATGTGATTGTTCCCGCGTCTAAAATCGTGTACATTTAGTAACTGTACTCCTAAATTAAATTTTTCTAAATCAAATACATCGTGTGTAGTGTTTAACATGTGTTCTTTGTATAAAAATAATGTTTTTTCATATGTTTGACTTTTGGAAGTATCCATTTTAGAAATAACATCACTATATATTTTTGTTCGCATATCTAATGCTAATAAGTCAATAGAAAATGGTTCAGGGTCTCGCAATTTACTAATATATATATCAGATACATTAGGGTAATTAGTTTGCATCCAATTAAAAAATTTATAAAAATCTAAACAATTCATCCATGATAAGGTATAATGACATCCCATATAAAAATTATCATATTTTTTAGTTAAGTCATAAAAAGAATCACAAACTTTTTTTAAAGTTTCAAATGATGCTCCAAATCTAAGATATTCAAATTCTTCTTCAATTCCGTCAATGCTTAATTGTACATTTATTCGTTCAAATACATTAATGTATCTTAATAATTTTTCATTGTAAGTTGTACCGTTTGTTGTTATTGTTATTGTTGTTTGTTTTGCATAAGGCTGTTCAACTAACCAGTCTAAAAACTCAAATATAGCCGGATTAATTAATGGTTCTCCGCCCAATATACTAAATCTTAATTTTTTAAATTCTGTTTTAGCCAAAAGTAATTTAATAAAGTCAATTTTCTTAGGTGCTTGATTGGAAATATTTTCTAATATATACTTACGATTAAATTCTGCATCAGCTTTATTTTCAAATTTAAATCTCTCTGCAAGTATCTGTGTGCTATTATTAGGAGTACAGGTGATACATTTTAAATTACAAATATTATCAAATGAGGCAGTTATTATTACTGTATCATCAATATCAACAAAGTGTTGCCGATAACTATAAGCTCCACCCTTTTCTTGTTGAATACAATAGTCACAGTTTTTTTCAATGTCTATGTTAGCTAGTTGGTTTCTATAATCATCAATATCTGTTGCATCAATATCCGTTTTAAACCAACAGCAAGGCCTGTATGGCTTTACTTCATTTGCAATAAAAATGCTATTTTTTAATGCTAAACAATTTTTAAAAGGTGTTAAATCCATGTTAACAGTTCTGGGAAGTTATCTTTAAAATTCTTATTCCTGCGCTTGTCATATTCACTGATGAATTTAACAAATTGATCTTGGCGCCATGCACGGTCTTCAGGTGTCATTGTATCATGTCTTGTTTTCCAAAAATCATAAACCATCTGCCATGTTTCTCTTTCAACATTGACCACTCGACTGTTATCTATGATAAATGAATTTACTTTAGTGAAGTATGTGTCACAATAATCAGGTAATATACGTAAGTCAAAGTGTTTAGGATCAACGAGCCTAGCACAATTGAACATAATATCAATACCTTCATTACGCATCTGTATTACTTTCTCAACAAACGTTTGAAAGTTAAAAACGCTCATCAATCCAAATGTAACCATTACACGAATTGGCACATGAAATGTTGTACTTACTTTGCGTACTGTATTTTCCCAACGTGCAATATCTAATCCGTCACGTATGTATTCTGCCTGAGGCCCCCATGTATCCATACTAGTGTATACTTCAAGACCCTTGATAGTCTTAGCATTTAGTAGTGTTGTTGCTTTTTCAAAGAACATGTTTAAGTTCTTGTCAGGCACTGATAGATTTGTATTGACAACTAGTGTTAAATTAGGATTGTGATTAACTGCTACAAAGTCTAATAACTTCATAAAGTTACGTGTAGCAAGTGGTTCTCCACCGGTGATGCGTAAATATTTTAAGTCTTTATATGCATCAGGCAACCACTTCCAGAATGCATCAATGTATGGATTATCATCTTCTGGGATCATATCATGCATCTTGTCAGCATGTACTGTATGATCTTCAACCGGATAGCTTCCGTATTTTCGAACTTCTTGTTCCCACTTACTTGATTGCCCAGGTGAACAATAACTACAACCAAAGTTACATACGTTACTAAAACTCAACTCTAGATAACTAGGATTTATTGGTTTATCAAATGGTGCATCAATTAATTCCTGTCTACGTTCAATCGCATAGTGTTCATTGGTAAAACGTTTACGGTCGCTGATGACATTAGGATTGATTGCTTCCATGTCAAAGCAATAGTAACATTCTTTTGGCTTCTCGCCATTCATCATTTGTCTGCGTTGTTCAATCTTATGCGCTGTGTTGTGAAGCATACTAGGATCACGTTTTACATCTTCTAAGTTCCAACGATGTATAGGTGGGTGATAGCATGAGTGATTTTCACCCATACCAAAGTGCATAGTAGCCATCAACCATTTAGCTGAACAGAATGAATCTTTAATTTTATCGGGTATAATTGGTATCATAATATTTCTTTTAATTCTGGTATATAATTTTTATAGTCTAACCCACGTGCGTTATCAACTGCTATTATAAACTCTTTTGCTTTTTGTAGCAAGTTAGGTTGGTACGGTTCGTGTAATTTATTCAATAAATCTTTACGTTGCCATTCATGTAACCTATTTGCATAATGACTACGTAGTTCTTCTTTATAGAAATCAGGCAATGTTGCAAGACTCAAATAGTCCGGGTACAATACATAGTTATGATGAGGTGTTTTGTTATAGTTAGTTTCTAACCAATTACCAAACTCTGCTAAATGGTAGATGTTAAGAATACTAACAGTCTGAGTAACATGCCAATTTAAGTTAGGTAGCTTAGTCAGTTTCTCAATACTTGCAACCGTCTCTTCCCATTGTGTAGGATAACGTATGTAATAGTTACGATTGCCCAAATCATCAATACTTGCGTTGACTGTAACTTGTTTGAATTCTTTCCATAACTCAATCAATCTGTCAGGTATATCCATCATGTTTAGACTATACACAAGATGTACGTTCTGTGATGTACCCAATGTAATCAAATGTTTCAAGTATTCAAAGTGAGCCTTAATTAATGTAGGTTCGCCACCATTGATATAGATTTCTTCTACAGATTGACTACTGTTTGCTAAATCCCGATAGAAATTTTCATTTTCAAACCATTTGAAGTTCTCCATTGCACGTAGTTTGAACCAGGGTAAAACGTTAGCAATCTTTTTCTCATCAGGATACCATTTAGTACTGCTATAACTGTTGCAAGTTAAGCAGGCATTGTTGCACACATTACCCAAACGTAGTTCCACATATATTAAGTTGATATCACTGAGCTTTGCCGTTTGTTCAAGTTTAGGAATAATGTGTGCCCAACGCTCATTCTCGTACTGGCGTTTACTTTTAATGCCAGCATCTTCATCTTTCCAACAACCTTCACATTCAACAGGTCGTTTACCATCAATCATTGCTTGTCTAACTTCAACGAACTTCTCGCTGTTCATTATATCTTCCACACTATCGTTATCTAACATAACAAGATTATGTGTGTTAGATTTTTTTGCCCAACTAACTGCGTCTGTGTGGTTGCTACGGCAACAGAGGCTTGCGCCCCCGTTTGGATGTGTTGCTAGATGCATCCAGGGTAATACGCATAATGTATTACTCATCCTATGTTGTCCCACCATTGCAATAGTTTTGAATTGCGACTGTATATACTACGCATTGTAACATCTGTATCTCCACGGATACTTTCTAATCTCTTGACCCAATTCTTGCCGTTCAATGCGGCTTGCTTATAAGTATCAGGCCATTCTTCTTCATGTGTCTTACGTGTATTCTTTAGTGCTTCTAAGTTACCAATTAATGTTGCTTGCTTCCAAGTAGCGCGTGGTGTAATATATGCAAGGATATCATCAATCACTTCGTCTAATATTTCACGTGGCCAACTTAATGGGGTCCACATAATATCAGCATGAAAGCCAAATGTCGTTTTAGTTTCAATTTTAACATCTAACTCAATACTCAAGTCAAACAACTCTTTAAGCGAGAACATACCGGGTGCGGTTAATGTCAAGTCAAGTATCATCTTGTCTTTGCCATTGGGTAGTTCTAGACCTTTCTTAAAATTTTCAAGCCATTTGTCCCACTTGATACCCGTGCGAATGTATTCTACAATCTCGCCTGTACCATCAATGCTAGCACACATCATCCAATCTTTGTACAATGGAAGATAATCATACAGATTCTTTTGACCAAATTGAACACGACTTAAATTACTATTATAACGCATGTAGCAATTCTTAGAAGAACCATTTTTTAACATTTCTTCTAGTGTCCACCAGTGAATATCGTACATTAATGGCTCACCACCGACCCAATACATTTCTTCTACAATGCCACGACTTACTGCATCACGAAATTCAACTTCAACAACTTCTTCTTGGAAAGTTTTCATTGCTGATTTGATTTCAGGAATCATGAATGGTTGATTCTTTTCGTTCCAAAGATTATTTACTTTCTTTTCAGTTTCCCATGAACTAGATAATTGCTCACCGCACATACGGCACTTAAAGTTACATAGATTACTAAAGCGATAATCAAAACTTATTGGTTCCATTGTTGTATAACCAGTGTCATCTGTCTTATCAAAAGCTTCTTCTATCTTATCTTTGAATAGGGTGCCGGTAAACCAGCCACGATAACTATAACCTTCCATCAACAAGTTCTTGTTGCATACATCACATTGAGGAATCTCTTCGCCGCGCATTAGCTTCACACGAATGTCTTTCATGTATTCACTATTCCAGTGTTCTTTTAAACTTACTGGTTGGTAGTCATCTAGTGCTGTCTTACTTTCAGTAACAGTTCCATACTTTGAATCGTTACTACTATCAATATATTGTTTTTGAAATGAGTGTTCTTCACGTGAGGCACAGCACAATCGTCTTTCAGATTGCGGACTGATATAAGTATGAGTCCAAGGTGCCATACAGAACACCTTGTTCTTACTATCTTTGTGCGGCTTAGCGTGTTCCCATACAGGGATTATTTTGTTTGTCATTATAAATCTGGGTTAAAGAATACATCTTTACTAGGATCTTCCGGTGGATGATCAGGGATTAAATCAACCCCTTGACGATAATTCTGTGTGATGATTTCATCCGCCGTTGGTAACTCTGTTTGAATACTATCGTAGAATGCAACAAACTCTGGTGGGAAAGTATTACGGAAGCTTTTACCACGACGGACATCATACTGAGCATAGAACTGCTTAAAGTCTCTACGATTCTGTTCAATGTCTTTAACATTCTTGTGTGGTGTCTTGATAACGTCAAGGTAGTCAATCAATCGTTGTGTTTGTTCACGTTCAATGCTCATAAACATTTGTTTACCATCAGTAGTGCGGAAATCCATAGCAATCTGATTGTCTAACCATACTTGTAGCAGGTCTTTATATTTCTGACGAATCTCTGTTGGCAGCATAGCACAACTTTGAAAGCTAGGGAAACGCAAGATGTTCAAACTCATTGTGGGATAAACTGTATTATGAATCTTTTTAAATTCCATCATCTGGTCCATAAATTGTACAATGCTAGCCAAACACAAGCTGTTGATAGTCATCATCATGTGTGTCTTTTTAATATTACCTTCAGTGTGTAATCTACCTAAGTTATGAATCCATTTGTTCCAATCAAGTCCATCACGAATGTATTCAGCATGAGCACCAAATGATTCACAACTTGTATAGACTTCCATGTAAGGAACAAACTGACTGTACTCTATCAATTTGTCCATAATATCATCTTTAGGAACTAAGTTACTATTGATAGCATAGCGCAATACCTTACCATCTGGACGATTTATCGCCCGTTCTTGGTTATTACGAAACCACTCAAACAACTTCCAAACACCGGGAGCCATAAGTGGTTCACCACCCGTAATGCGAATTTCTTCTAAATTGTCTGCAAGACCTTCTTCCCACCAACGCCAGAACGCTTGACTGTATGGGTTAATATCTTCCGGTAGTGGTTTAGCATGGTCAGCTTCATTAATAAAGTGACTACGTGCATCACCGTCAATGTTACGATATGGGCCAAATTTGTGAATGTCTTTAACCCATGTTGTACTAAACGAAGGGTTGCAATATGAACAAGCAAAATTACAAGTACGATCAAAAGAAATCTCTAATGTTTTTAACATCGTATTCTCTTGCCAATCAGCGGTAGCAGTTTTAAGAATATCTGATTCTTCGAATACAGCAGTTTTATAAACACGGTCACTCATGTTATCCCGACCAATGTCTTCAATCTTCCAGCAATATTCACATTCTTGAGGGCGCTGACCTTCCTGCATCATCTTACGCATTAGTTTCTTGTGCGGCGTATTGTGAATTGCAGACGGATTTGTGAGTAATTCTTTTGCGTCAATTTGATGACCTAATGGGTGATGACAACTAGTAGTTTGTCCGTTACCTAGCCAAATTGTAGCATTCAACCATTTAGCGGCACAATAACTGTCACTAATTGGGTCAATAAGTCGTGATTTATATTGTGCAAATGATTCTTCGTGTTTCTTGCCTGCCATTTTATTCCTTAATGTTTGGTGTGTGCTTTGATACATTCTCTCCAGTAACTTTTTAGTTCCGGAAACGTTTCCATAAAATTAGTCTGCCTGCGTCTATCATATTCAGTGATGAACATATAGAAGTTCTTTTTATTTAGTAGTAATTGATCTTGAGGTAGAGATTCTTTCATTATAGCAAGGTCTCGTTTAATTTTCAATATCTCATACGGTTTAAATCCCTCAAATGTTTCCAGATAGTCATCACCTTGTACGTTGTCTTCCATATACTTTAGACAACGTTCTACTTCATCGATACCATATAGTCCTGCATTCTGAATGTTGAACCAAGGTGGATATCTTAGTATTGGAATATCAAAGAATACACGTTGATATTTTTTTTGGGTATAAACTTTGTGAACAATGTTGTTCTCTTTTTCAGTCTCAGTTTGATCAGGACTAATCTCAAACTCAACTTGGCTTCTTCCACCAAACTCTGCCCGTAATTCTAAAACCATAGCTAGGAAATTGTGCAGACTTGGTATAGACATGATATTGAATGTGTTAATAAAACTCACAGTAGAATATTTTGTTTCACGTAAGAAAGTTCTAACGTTATTCAACATGCGTTCGAACTCTAATCCAGTTCTCATATATTCTGCTTGCTCACCAAAGCCGTCTAATGATACAAACAACCAAAAGTGCTTGAATCCTTTGTCTACATACCAGTTGTTACCGCTATGTACATTGAAGTTTTCTTTATCTTCGTAGGTACGTAGTTCTTCTAGTGCTTTGACTTTATCCACAAACCTATCAAACAATTTTTGATCCGGCGGACACATATTACTTGTTATACTTACTTCAAGTTGACCATGAGGATTTTCATTTACATAATCTAACACTTTGAATGTGTTTTTGTCCATAAGTGGCTCGCCACCTGTCATTCTGAACACCCGTAATTTGCGATAGATTTCAGGAAACCATTGCCAGAATGCTTCAACATAGGGGTTGTCTTTATTTGCAACCTTGAGTGGCATCATTCCTTTTTGTTCTAATGCTTCTAAGTTATTATGTATCATACCGGTTAATTGATAACCACCGTGCTTTTTAACCTCTTCTTCCCAACTACTAGAAAGATGAGGACTACAATACATACACTTAAAGTTACATGCTTGATTAAAGTTAACTTCTACATATCGAGGGACAACATCATAATCAAACTTGTTTTGAGTTACTTCTTCAAATGTGGGTGCATTCCACCATTCACTGCTACGATAATGTCTGTCACTCATATGACCTTTAGGATCATCACTCTTAGCATCTTCTACTTTCCAGCAATAACTACAACCTTCAGGTCTTTTTCCCTCAAGCATTTGCTTACGTTCATGTATTTTAATTGGGGTGTTGTGTAATACGCTAGGCTTATCTTTCAATAACTCTAGAGGTATTTTATGAGTAGGTGGGTGATAGCAACTCTGTGTCAATCCACTAGGTAAGTGTATAGAAACTTGTTGCCACTTAGCAAGACATAGTGATGGACTTACCGCATTCAAGCGGTCACGCATATCTCTAGCGAATTGATCGTATTCACCGCTCATAATGTGTTATATTTAATTCGTTAATTTGATTTGCAATATCATCGTAATTTTTAAAAAATTCTTTAGGAGTCATATTATAATTATTTTTTGTTAGACCTGGTGTGGGTAAGTGCGGTAAATCTTCATAGTATATAGTTGTATCAGTCTTAAATCTGTCCAATTCTAATAGTTTATTTAAATAATATATTATATGAATTCTGCCTGCTGTATAAGGAGTATTTATTTTAACTTCGTCTATTGATTTTATACCGCTATGTAGTGCCTTTGATTCAATAAATATCATGTATGACATAAATTGTGCCATAACATCTTTTCTAATCATTTTAATAAGATGATAATTATTAGAAAAATAATTATAATTTGACTTATGCTGACTAATCATATCTAAGCTATTAGGATAGACAATAGTACCCACACTATAATTAGTACCAATGTCCTGTTCTTTTATTTTGTCAATAACATTTAAGAATGAGTAACTATTATCAGTATATCTAATGGCACTGAATATATCTTTAAAGTATTCTCCGTTGTCATCAAATTCAACATTATTTTTTTGCAATTCTAGTTTAACTAGACTCAATAAATATTGAGAACCTGAACGCATATGTCCAACTACGATTGTACCTTTCTTAGATGGATCATATAATTGCATTACCAACCTTCAATCTTACGAATCACTTCCATCTCAGTTACTAATGGACCTTTGTTATGAAAGTTTGATCCATAATGACGTTTAAAGAATTTACTTTGTTCTCTATCTAACACACACATAGGTAGTCCTAGTTTGGTACTTAGTTCAACACCATATGATTCTGATAGTTCTAGTGGGTCTTCATCTTTAACTGTTTCCCACATTGCAGGATAGTTATCAAACCATTGAACATTATGTACGTCCCAATCAGTTAGCATAGTCATATGAGTTCCCATACGTGCTCCCATGATCGCCCACTCACCGTTCTCTACATCTATTCCCACGTTCTGCCAGATGGTCAAATTATTTAAATTTCTGCTTGCAACTGTTTCTTTGAATTCATCTACCGTTGGGCGCACGCCTCGATTCAAACTCATTTTAACACCTTCACGGAAACCTGCACGCCATGCTTGAAAACTTGTATAGTTAGGATATGTTGTACTGTAACAATCATGCATCGCCCAATATAGATTATCTTTGCTGTCTAAACAAAAGTCAGCTATACGTGAAACATCACCCTCCGTTTGATGCTCATGCGTTTGCATTTCACGCACGTAAGTCTTTGTCCAACTGCTCATACCACCATTACCATAGCGCAAGCCATTGATACTGTTAATTGCTTTCCATCTAAACTGTGCTTTTCTAAATGTTTCGTCTTTAGTTGTAAAGTCTAACTGAATGTTGAAGAAACTTTCTTCTGGCATGTTGTCACCATCAATTAGAATAAATCGTTCTGTATCACTTGCTTCACCTGCAGCCTTGTGTGCTGCGTCACTACCTTTAACATTATCAACACGCTTTGCCCAAGGCACCATGTTCTTTACTTTAAGCCAAAATTCTTCTTTTTGTGGCTCATCATAACTTAGATAAATGCAGTCCAAGTCTGCTACGTCAATAATATCATCCAAGCTCATGTATATCTAACTTCCATTTTTGTTTTTTACCAATATAACTACTATCAATCACTATGCTTACATCTTCAAATGCACACTCAATCCCTTCAACATCATTTGCAATTAACTTAGTAACTATTGCACTTGTAGATGCTTTTGATATTTTACCATCAATAATCCTTATATCAGGGCGACCTTCTGCATATGTTGCGGCATCTATAATGATATAATTACCGTCTAATTGCTCTCCGGAATAACATATCACTTTACCCTTGTCGTCATAATATAATCTAAATTCAACTTTAGGTATTGGTTTGGGTTCCCAAATAAGTACGTGTTCCATTAGACTTGTTCTCCTATTATATCAACAAAGCTCTTAACATGATAGTGAAGTGGGTAAGACTGTGGACAAGTGTTGATGCGTATCATATCAGGAAAACATTCATATACTAATGTGTCTGTCCAATTCTCAGTGGGCATGTCATTAATGAATTGCTTCATGTGTGTCATACAAAATTCGGTAAAGCCGGGAAGAGTGGTTTTCTCTACACCAACAATATGACTTGCTATGGCATATACCCAATCAGTTGTTGCTTCTTCCTGTGGATTACATTTCATTATTGTCTTATAATCTTCCCAATTTTCAAACACATCTCTAACAATACCAAAGAACTGTTCTGCGGTATCTGACTTTTTAAAGTAAGTGATAGCATTGTAAGTGTCAGGTAAGTTGTTATCATCAATGAACTTTCTGTACCCTCTGTTATGAGAAATCTCACCTTTAAAGTTTCTAATAGTCGTGCAAATATTTACATCGTTAATTGACAATATATTCCACCAGTGTTCAATATTACGCGGTAGATACATATCTGCTTCTAATTTAATTGTTTCATCATATGGGCTAGCTTCATATACTTGCCAATCATTGATTAATTTCCAATTACTACCAGGTGCTTGATCGCCGTGGGGTAGCATATCAGTTGTGATGATAGTTACATTAGCCCCCGCCATCACGCTTAATATAGATTTTTTTAACATTTCAGCACATTTCGTATAACTGACTTTTTCAGTATCCTGTGCCATAATTACAAAACCTTTGGTCATGTTATAAGCTCCATAAAGTTTAATTTATTCATTACATGAAAGTCCATGTCTTTGATAGTAATATATTCTTTACGAATTTTACCACGTTGCCAATTATCATACATAACTGTGTATTCAGTGTTAAACTCATAATTGAAGTTTTTATATATGCTTGTGTTTTTACCCACATGAATTAAATTCCAAGGAATAATATCTTGTTTATTATCCGAATGCCCATTCGCAATTCTAAGTGCCAATGTCAATGCGTAATCGTTGCGATATACACCGCCTACAAAACTATGTAGATTACAATAGTGATCATAGTTTTTTTGAATCATTTCTAAACATTCAAATATTTGTTTAGCTCTATTTGTTTTTTTAAATGCAACAATAGTAGCCCATAATGTTTTAAAACTATATGCACTAAGAATCTCTTGTGGTACTCCGGGCTGCATTAGAAAACTAGTTGTATCATGACAACAAAAATCATCATAATAATTAAATACTTGTAACAGCTTATTTGAGTTGACCATATAGTCTGTATCTAATAATAATGTTTCATCATACGGTGAATAATCATATGCTTGATAACGACCTTTATTAATCCAAATAGATCCCTCACGTATGTTATTAAGATCAGGTGTCATCGTAATTACTTTATCAAATACATATGTTTGGTCCGTGATGGACTTTTCATCTGTCACCACAGTAACAGGAATATTTAAAAAGTGATTGATTCTTTTTGCAGTAGCAACTGCCATTTTATAGTAATCAAACTTTGGCGAGTTGAACGCAAATAATATTGCGCCTCTGTTCATCGATTAGACTCTATTTCTTTCCATTCAGTATACCATGTTTCCATTACAGATTTATATGTAATTTTTAATTTAGTTAGTAACTCAATGCGGTTAACTTTAACCGGATTATCAAAATTGTCTATTAATATAATATCATCTTCATCATAAGAACTAAGGATAGTAATGATTTCTAAATTGGCTTTCCATAGTCCTCCTTGATCGGCAACAATAAACTTACCATCATATTTGTCTTTTAATTGTGCTTTGGCACTGTTGTGATTAAATCTGGCTTTTGCATCAGCAATTAAGGTCTTGGTATCCATCTGTGTACTCCTAAGAGTATTTAGATAGATACCAAGACGTTGATAAAAATTAAGATTGTGTTACAGAGCCTGCTAGGGAAATAGTTCCCCAACTGTTGGCTAAGTTGGTTGTTTCCGGGACCCTAGCTGTAACAGTAGTAGTAGAACCAGATGCGACTATTAACCCGTTTGGAATTTCATCCCAAACCGTAGTGATGGTCACAATGTTACCTACGTCACCGTTTGACCCAACTGTACCATTAGTTTTAATAAAGATATTAATGTTAGTTGATAGGTAACCAGCCGGGCCAGTTGATGCAGTTTGATAATAAACGTTTGCATTGGCTGTTGTCAATGCATAATATCCAGTGTTAGTAGCAATAGTTGGAGCATTGCCACCTCCACCTATACGTGTCACACCGTTGTAAGACGTACCTGCAATACTTGCTGTACCAGATACAGGTGAGCTTAATACCACTGTACCAACATTTGAACATAAATTGTTTAAAAGCAAATTGATACCAGTTCCTGAAGGATGTGCAACAGTAACTGCTAATTGTCCACCTGAGTTGAAGAAATAACGAGTAGCATCACCGTTAGCGAATGTAACGGTATGAGTAAATGTTGCAATGTCAGTCCAAGTAGCTACTGTAGTAGCTGTGTTAGCAGTTGTTGTACTGTGTGCAGGTGAAGCATTTGCCTTATTAGAATAAATTGTAGTTAAGTTAGTTGGGATAGCTGACAGGTATGTAATTGTTCCACCTGTAACCGGGGCACTAACAGCAGTAATACTTGACCCTTGGTGTGTTGCTGCGCTTGCAGTTTTATTAACTAAGTTAGCCCACTTGATAGCAGTAATGGTATCACCCACTGCAACATTTCCCTCAGCAGTTTGTCCATACCCGGCTGCTACAGAACCTGTTGCCCAAACAGTGTTTAACACGTTTGCCGTACTTCCGGGGTTTGCACCAACTAGACCGTTAAAGTCTGCGGCTGCTATTGTTTGAAATTGTGCGTAGCTCATCTATTATCCCTTAATTTATTTTAACGAATGCTTCCACAATACCCAAATCATCTGTTGTTTTGTGTTCCAATGCACGACCAATGATGTTGAATGCTGTTGCTTCCCCTAGTTTGGCTGCACGTGCGATGCCATTACCAGCAGAAACTAAACGTTGACCTTTTTTAACTTTACCAGTTACTTTAACTTTAACACGGCCACCAACTGCGATTGGCGGGTGTGTACTGTCGTCACCGGCGCCGGCATTCATCAAGTAGGCTGCTGTATCAGATACAACACCAAATACATCGTCTGACAGTTCGTATTGCACCGCAGTAATTTCTTTGTCTCCGCCCATTTCAACTACAGTTCCTGCATCATAATATGCATCTGCTTCAAATCGTTCTGCCAAGTCAGCATATGTTGCGTTAAATCGTGAACCTGCTGTCAATGTGAAGTTGCCTGTCATTGTACCACTAGTAACATTACTTCCTGTAGTAATATTAGTTGTTGTAATTTTTGTAGGGGCAATGTTTCCAGTAAATTGAACGATTGCATTTGCACCAGTTAGATAGTCAAAAACGTTACCGTTTGTGTATGTACCGGTTGGATTGAACGGGCCACCATTAGCATAGTAATAGTTATCTGTTTTGATACCGGTGATAGCGACTAAGTTACCGTTAGTAACAATGAATGTGTTACCGGATGCGCCACCGTTTGCTGTCCATGTACCAGTCAATGTACCTGTCGTTGTGTTTGCTACTCCAGCGTTAATAACTGCTGTGTTTAATGTACCAATGTTTGCTGTAGTAATGTTAGCGTTTGCAATAGTTGCAAGTGATGTTACTGTAGCTAAACGAACAGTGATTGTGTCTCCGTATAAACCATTAACAGCAATAACGTTATTTGCAGTCAAATTACCGGTTACGTTGACAGAACCAAATGTTGTGGTTGATGTTCCAGAACTAACTGCAATAGTTATCCAGGCATTAGCGTTTGAAGTCCCGTCAGTTGGGCATAATTTCAACAAGGTATTGTTGATATCATACCATAACTGACCTCTTAGAGGGTTTGCTGGCGGGGTTGTTGACGCAAAATTTTCTATTTGGTGCACAAAGTTAGTATCTAATTGCTGACCATACCCTGCGTAGTTTCTACCAGGCAACCCTAAAGAGGTGCTAGTAGTATTAATTGTTCCATCAGCGATAGTAGTTAATACTGTTCCATCACTTTTAACTATTGTATATGCCATTTATATAACTCCGATTATATCTTATTTATCTTAGATTGTAACTAAGTTTGTTAGCGCCTGAATTCTGACGGTGTAATCAATTTGAATCTGTCTGTTCAAGCTTTTTTGAACTGGGTGGAAAATAACATGAGTTAATAGTCGTGTGATGACATTTCCTGCGTTGTCTGTTCCGTAATTTGCTAATAATCCTAGTTCATCAAAGATATAGCTAGAATCAGTTTGAGTGCTATTGTCAAACGCTGCCTGCCCTGCTGGCTCACCGTAATCTAACAAACACTGTACTAAAATGTCTGTATACACAGTACCAACAGTGTGTGAAACCGTCATTTTGTTACGTGTAGGATCTAAGTTGAAAACGCTAGTATCGTCAACGATTTTAGCGTAGGTTTCATTGTATAGTGCAGCATTTTGACCAGTTGTGTTTGGGGGTAGATATGTGATAACGCCTGTTTCATCTACGCTTGCACCACCGTTCCCAAACGCCATTTGATAAATTTCTCCGTAACCACGACTGCTTAGTGTGTCAGCAATAGCTTCTGACATATTTTCATAATTGATAGCGTTCTTTTTGTCCACTAGAACTTCCCCTGTGTTGGGATCGTGGATTTTAATAAAACCCTCAATTTTATATGTTAATTGTATTCCTGACATTTAATCGCCTCTTGTTTGAACCAGAACTTCTTGTGTTTCCGGATCTATAATCTTTAAAAATGAGCTGAAGTAAAACCCACCATGTTCATCTGGTTTAGGTCCTACTTCTGTCTTATTTTCAACTGGTTTTTGTTCACTCATCATATTATTTATCTTTTAGGCATAGTCCTGATTTAAGAAATTTGCGCTGAAAGTGTTACTAATCTGTAACGGATCACCCAATACAGTGTTATAAACATATGAATTCCATGTTTGATTGTAGTAAGTGTCAGGTAGTCTGTCCTGAGACAATGCGCTATAGACCTTTTGGTAAACAGGAATAAAGCTTCGTGTACCAGTTCCATTAGCTCCGCGTTGTAATCCTGTGATAGTATTAGTATCAAAGTCAATGGTAGTAAAACGAATTTGTTCTCCGGCCAAGTATATTATATTACCCAAAATCAATGTAATAGTTACAGTATCGCCTTCAGCAACTCCTGAAGTTATTTTCAGTACGGGAGCAGTATCAACAATATCTATATTGTAGTCACTGGATGATAACGTTATATTACCATTTTTAACAATGACTTGAGCAATTGTTCTCTTGTCAGCTTCTAAACCAATAGTCGCTATACCATTAACTAGTGCGGGAACTGTATCAATTTGAACAATAGTATTAGTCAATTTTGATACATCCTCAACATAAATTATAGAATCGGTATATTGTAGTGTTCGTGTTAGCCAAGTTGTAGTTAGTGAATTAGCACGGAACACAGATGGAATACTATCTTTTGTCACGTTCAATATATAAGTCAATTCGTTAGGAGTTGATGTTGGAATCATGTTTGTAATGATAACTGCATCACCCGGACTAATTGTATGTAAAATACTCAAGTTATTGTTAGGGTTAATATACAAAGAACTTGATGGAATTCTATATCCGTTTACAGTTACCCAAATTCTATCTACATTTGATTGTTCCCACTCACTTACACCAAATGATACAGTAGCATTAGCTAATACAAACACAGCTCCGTCATATGTAGTAGAGACAGTGAATTCTGTTAAGCTAGAAATTTCTTTGATGTAATATTTGGTACCTATTACTAAATTAGTTCCAGTCACATTACCTGTGAAGTATACAGGAGTGTTTAATTCTAAATTACGTGTACTATTAACTGTAATTTTATTTCCAGTCGAACTAGTTGATGTACCGTTAGTTATAGTTAATGTGAATGTCTTATCTAACCATACATAACCGCCACCTGTATAAGCACCAACTCCTGTTACAGGCGAGTTTGTATAGTTTAACGTAGGGTCATACGGTGCATAATATAATTCAATCGTTGTAATGTTTACTATCTTAGCATAATATGTATTGTTGTTTAATTGAACAGATCCAGTTACACCGTTAATTCGTACAATATTATTTTCTTGTAAGCCGTGAGGGATTCCAGTGTACACTGTCACGGCTGGAGTGCCACCTATGTACGCAACTATTGATCCTGTGTCATCTGACAATACTACTGGATCCCCATATTCATCTTTGATAGTGAATGAAGTTGCACTTACAACAGTATCAACAATGTATACTGTACCATCAGTTGCTATATTACCAAAACTAGTACCTTTAAATATTACATTTAATCCTGCTGAGCCTAATGGTATATTAGCACAATCAATTACATTTGTACCAAAATATGTCTGAGAACATGTTGTAACTTGGGCAGGTGCTGTAATTGTGTTTTCAATATTAGTAATATTAGCAACAATAGCAGGGTTAATATATCCAGACATTGAGCCAAAATCTGTTATCAACGAGAATGTAGGACCACTGACAGTTTCAGATATAGAGAATGTTGTACTGTCAATGATAGTCGAGATATAATAATACTTGTTAGCAACAATTCCACCTATTGTCGGGGCAGAAAACACAACTGCTAAGTTTGTAACTAATGCGCTAGTATCTCCTGAACCTAATGTTAAGTAGTCTGGGCTAGGTGAGAAATGATCTCCCCAACCAACGCCAGCAGTACCAGTACCTGTACCTAAACCAGTAGCAGTAAATATTACCCCAACTGTATTACTTGATGCACCAATTGAGGTAAAGTCAGTTGTGCCAACAGATACAATCTGATATTGTACTCCTGTTAAGAAATGTCCAGCAACTACTAATTCGTCAAACGCAGATTGGTGTGTCGTAGCAACAATGTTTAGAATTGCGGTTGAAGAACCCGCAAATGTACCGCCATATGTTGTGTTCAAATATTGACGATCAGTTAGATTATACGTAGTGATAGCTAATACATCGTTTGGAGCCAAACTTGAATTCAAGTATATGAAACCAGTAGCATAACTGATTGTGTAATCGCTTATGTTAATTAAACGTAGGCCATTTTTCTCTACAATTGCATTGTCTGCGTTATCCCCGCCTACATAGTTTTCTAGTGCAAGTTGAGTTTCACCACCCTGTGCAGTATATAATTGAGTTAGCGGGATACTATAACCATATTGTTGTGGTTGTGTTTCACCAAACACAGTAAATTGTACAAAATCATCGTTTTGGTTGTATTGAGTTGCAAATACTAGTTTTGCAGTTATGCCATTAGTTTCTTCAGCAAATGCATAATCACCTACAATACAAATTGCAATACCAGTTGAATCTGATAGTGTTAAAGCATTGCCTAAGTTTGCAGGATCTTCAACTGTAAACTCATTGTCGTCAATTATAGATAGAATTGTATATTGATATTGAGGTGTCAATCCAGTAGTGTATAAGAAGTTACCAACTGGTATTACTGCAATTTCATCACTAAATGTAACAATATCTCCGGGATAGAATTCTCCGGTTGTGTTACATACAATTGAGTTTGTTAAACTCTTTGTCTGAGTTGCAATAGTTTGATGGCCAAAGTTTAATATATTACCGTTATGTAATACAATTGGATCTGTCCAAGCTAAATCAATTGCAGATATGATAATTGCCTCCATAGAACCAGTGTCGTCAGTTAATACATATGCGGGTCCTGCTAAGCCATCGACGGTAGATGCAGATACTGTTATTCTATTAGTAATAAGACTGATAGTTTTTACATAATAATCAGTATCCAATTCCAATCCACCTAAAACATCACCTTGGAACATTATTGATTGATTCAATACAAAGTCAGTTGTACTAGCACACAATATTGAATTATCTAATGCTCGGGTACTAGTACATAGTATTTCTGTTGGGCCGGTGCCAGGACGTATCACACCTGATCCATTAAATCGACTAGCAGAGTAGTTACAGTTCAATGGAATCTCAGTAAAGCCAGTACCAACATCATCAATGAATGGTACAACTTGAGAATTTGATTTTTCTAATTGATCTCCGTTACCAACTTCATACAAATCAATTACTAATTGATGGTTAACCGCCAGATAATTGGTCAACGTGATAATCTTGTTGACCCAATCAACTGTAAAATTAAATGTTCTTACACTCAATCCGGTAGACAAGTCTAAATCATATATTGCTATAGTAGCAGGGTTCTGAACAATATTTAAGAATGAATATTGAGTCTGAGTCAATGTGTTTGGTGTGATTTGAGTTGATACTACATTAAAACCAGTATGACCATATTCACCCACATTCCAGTTAGTTCCTGGACGTGTGTTAACAATCATAGTCAAATTGTCAGATACAACACCGGGAACTAATTCTTCCGGTCCATAACCAGATGTAAATGCATCACCTTGTACAGTATAAACAGTAGGATCAACTGTGTATACACTTGATAGTATCCATGTAACACCTGCATTAATACTTGTCAATATTGTATTATTATCCCCTACTACTACAAATCTATTGTTGACTACATCATATGTAATTCCATTTAAATTATTTGTAGTAGTTGATACTCTTGTTGTCCATGTGATTGTGTCTGTGCTTGTAATGATAGTTCCGTTGTCACCTACTACAACATATACACCATCCGCATATATCACATCGTTCAACCCAGTTACTACATTAGTTGTTTGTTGTGTATATGATGCAGGTGATGCATTAGAGAATAGTTTACCATTTGCTCCTGCAAAAATAATTAAATCGTTGCTACTATAAACAACATTTAATGTTGCGCTAGTAATGATTGTAGTAATGCCTTCATTGATTTGTGTCCAAACAAATCCATCATCACTTGATAATATAACAGAACTAGTTGTATTACCAATTGTCCAGTTACCTACTGCTAGCCATCCAGTAAAGCCTGGATTATTTACATAATGTACTGAACGCAGTACACCTGGATAAGGCAATTTGTATACTTCGCCCCAGAAATATGAATCTGTACTTGCTACGATATTTTCTCCAACTGCTACCCATATGTTGTTAAAATAATCAACACTGTTTAGTAATGTTGATTCTACTTTTAATGAGCTGAAATCATATGGTGTAATACTGTATGCTGTTGAATCATACGGTATGTATGCTCCGCCGGATGTTGCATATTGTATACCATCTTGGCTGATATAAATTGGGGTGGCCGAATTCGCAGTTGTTATTACATACAATCCACTACCATATAAACCACTTACATATTTAATACTAGTAATACTAACCGGTGAATCAGCAATCTTGTCAATTGCCCAATTAATTGAGTTTTCACTTATAATAGCAGATGAATATGTAGGGCTATTTGCACCACCTACATATTTTACTCCGTCCCAAGTAATAGCCATGTTGTTTATGCTAGTAGGATAGAATGGTTGATCTGATAATAATGTATCTAATGGATACTCGTCTGCCGGAGGGAAAGCATTATCCAAATAAGTATTATTTGGATATATAATTCCGGAAACTAGCTGAGTTAAATCTAAACCAGGCATGTTGACTGTTGGTTGATAGTAACCAACGATACGATCCAATGCATTTAGTCTACGACTTCCACTATCCATTAGCTCCCATTTACCTAGAATGAATTCTGCGTCACTATTACTGACAATACATTGCCATACTTTGTTGTTGTATTTTACAATACTTTGATTGAAGTAAAATGGTTCAGGTAAGAACACATAATCACCTGCTGCATATTCAATGGCAAGAATAGTTCCATCTACTGGGATAGTCATCAATGCATTTTCATACACTTCTAATTGGGTGTCACTTATAACCTTCAAGTAGTATTGTTTTGCTAATTCTGCGGGTGTACCAGAAATAATAGTAGAAGTTATTTCTCCGGTTGTGCCGATTCCAGAGACATTAATTATTACATCATTTAATGGTGTTGTACCACCAAAGTTTGTTCCAAGAAGCGTTATATTGTTGTTATATGCAAATCCAGAACCAGCAGTATGAGTGGTCACACTATAACCACCTAGCTTGTAACTTACATAGAAAGTTGGAGTTGAAGTTACATATTGAGTTAGGGTAGTAACTGTTGTACTATTAGCAAGAGCAAATGTACTTCCACCTAAACTACTACTTACTGTAATATATGGATCGTTAGCAGAAACAGTCATTAATCCGTTGTTACCTGACAGTATAAATGTAGGTCCACCTAAATACTCACTAATAGAAAAGTGAGTAGAATCAGGTAATGATTTAATATAATAAGTGACCAATGGTTTGACATTACCAAATATACCCCCGGTGAATATTATTGGCATACCTACATAGAAGCCGGTTGTATTTGCTGCGGTATACAAATTAGTAGATGAAGAACTACTTGAAATATCAACACTAATTGTACCTAATGATTTAACATAATATGTAGTTCCTGCAATCAAGTTACCAATATTAGCAGTAACTTTGAATGGCATGTTTACATACATATGTGTTGTACCACCATACAACTGATTTAAATATAGATAGTTTGATGTTGCTGTTGTAGCTACTGTTATTCTTGTAACTAGATTACTTACTGTTCCAGTATATCCGGCACCGCCGTTTATGTAGTTACCTGATGTTTTATAGAATGTAAACTTCTGACCTGTAATTTGGCCGGGACTGATTGGTAATCCAACATTCATTGTTATATTACCAGTGGCTGTTGTTAATTTAACTGTATCCTTTTGGTCAGTCATTGTACAGTATGTATTGGTTGCGGCTGCTACATCTGATAGATTTACGTTGCCTCCGTTAACAGTATTAGATATAGTAATTCTGTTAGTGCTATAATCAATAGATGCAACATAGTAAACTTGTCCAGCAATGATGCCACCAAAGTTAGAAACACTTGATCCAACTATGTACATGGCAGTAAAGATGATTGGATCATTGATGCTTAATGATGAGACTGTACTTAGTTTCACATAATCACCGGTACCATATACTTGTGTAGCAGTTAAATTAATAGGATTGTTGCTAGTTGACATAGTGAATGTCGTAGAATTAATCACAGTAGTGACATAATATGTTTCGTTTTCTACGATATTACCAAATGTTTGATAATTTCCAGTAGAATTAGTTGTAAAGAACAATGAGATACCTTGATAGAATCCTGCTGTACCACCTTGGCTACCTGACAACAATGGAGATATTACATAATTAGTTGCTGATTGTGTTGTAGTTACTGGTAAAATACCAGGATAGTCAATTGTTACTACAGCAGTGTTTGATACTTCACCAATCATTGCAGTTAGGCCGGCCACTGGGGCAGTTTCTGTTGTTAATACTACGGGGTTGCCAACACCATCAACCAATTTAAATTGAGTTAATCCGTTGATAGCACTAATATAATATACAGTCCCAACAACTAATCCACCAAATTTTGCACCAGTGAATTTTATTGGCATTCCAATATAGAAGCCAGTTGTTGGTCCAACATAGCCCTCTAAAGGAGTACCGCCTTCACTAGGGGCAATAGTAATATAACCAGTATTAGAGGTGTTAGTTACAATTCTAGTACGTGATGACCAATCAACTACATGATTATTAGACACATCCTGTAAGTAGAACGGAGCACCTTGAGCACTAGCTAGTATAGAATCAATAGGAGGTGCGCTAGATTCCAATGTCAATCCGGAACTAGCAACTTGAGTTGTATTTCTAAATACACCTGCATAGAACGAGCCGTAAAAATTATTAGGAGCCCAATCTTGTACTTGTGAGGTGTATGATGTTCTATCAAATCTTAGTGTAATTTGATTTTCACGAATTGGTATTGCAGTAGAAACACAACTTGCTCTTGCACTAATAGCAATATAGTTGTTTGATCCTGATCCACCATTTAATAAATTAACTCTGTCCTGATCCTTTAATGCACCTACATAAGTTGTATAGAAAGAAATAACAAAATTAGGTATAGTTTCCAATACTGAAATATAATAATATTCTCCTTGTTTTAGGCCACCTATTGGAGTTGTATTTGCACCCACACTGTAACGAATTAAATCTCCAGTTCGTAGCAACTGACTTTGAATGATAACTGTGTCATTACTCAAATCTACATATGAACTTGGGAACGTAATTATAGCACTTGGTTCAATTAAGATTTGTGGTAATTCAACATATCCTTCACCTGGATCAACTACATCAATGCGTAAGATCGTATCCAAGTTCATTACGGGTTGTAATATAGCGGCGCGTGTTGGCGCCGGGAACACGGTTGTATCTATGTATGCTGTTACCTTAGGAGGTTCGGTATAACCACGACCACCGTTTAGTAACAATACGGCAGGCAAATCTGTAATGATTTGCTCTCCTGGAATATGATTTGTCACAGGAGTCCCATTAACACCGCGAGTTAATCCAGTTAATAATCCATATGCTCTGTCAACACCTGAATAAGCAATTTGTTCTTCACCTATTTGAATAACACTGTCTACTGGGAAACCATAGACGTTATCTACTACCATGTCAATAGAATTTAATGTTAGATATGATGCTAGTGTAGTAATTGGGTAATTGTTTACTCCGGTGATGCTCAACCCATGATTGTTAAACCATTCAACATAGGGCGGTGTTTGCCAGATAGGATCTGTGGGCAAATATTGATTATCTTGACTTGGATTAGTATATACCAATTCAGGAGTAATATACTTTTGTAAGTTTGTATTATATGTTGCGGGCAAATCAAAGTCGGTGACATTACCGCGCCATAAATCAAGACCAGTATATCTAAACAAGAAGTCTTTAATGACTACATGATATGGCTTAACTTCATTGATATAACCACTCAAGAAATCTTGATTGTCTGATTGGAATATTTTTAATGGAAGTAACTCACGAATAGTGTGTGACACATCAACAAATGATGTTTTGTTCAACCACGGCAAGTAATTTTGACTTTCGATTGTCTCACTAATAATGTAGTTGAACAACAATATCAAGCCCTCATTCTTAAAGAATCCTAATTCTGTAGGCATTTCTTCGTTCAATGCACGAACAATATAACGAGTCTCCTCACTTGGGTAGGTGTCGAATGGAGTGGTGTCAAAGAAATTATCACCAAATCCTAAACGAGCAGTAGCATAGTCCCACAATGAACTCTTAAACTGTATTGTACCATTTTGTAATCCAATACGAACCCAATCATTGATTATAATGTCATATTTATATGTCTCTTGTAGACCTTGACCGTTCTTAGCAACAGTAACGATTAATCCATTTTGTGCATTCAACGTAGCCAAATCATAATATGATTGAACCATCATTGCTGGACGTGTGTTGTCATTGTATCCAATTGCCCACCAATTAATTGGTGTCCAATAATCTTGTGTGTTGTAGAATAGTTCTTCAGCACCAGACCAATTTGGATTACCAACAGTAGATGGATTGACAGCGCCTGATGTATTTAAGAATGTACTATAACTTGTTTCGTTATATGGATACTTTGCTAGTATTTCATTAGCAGTTGTCAAATAGTTCTTTAATGCACCAAATCTATCGTAGAAGAAGCTTTGGCGAGGACGTACTAGTATACCACTTTGTACTGGTTTTGGTAGATTTGGATCAGGTACAACTGCTCCTGATTCATCTACACCACTCATGCTTTCTAGCATTCTATTGTACAATGATTTGGGGTATGTTACACCCGGGGTTCCTGGCAAACCAGGCAAGAAATCATCCGTGTTCTCACGTATCAATGAGTATGCACTGTGTGAAACATCATCATTTGTTCCAGTAGCAAAACCAACATGCATTACAGTGTCTGTATTGTTTACATAGTCCATAGTGTTATACAAACCAAACGCATTTGGTAATAGTGGTGCAAAGTAAGAAATACCAGTTGTCAGTGGATTTGCAATATATGATTCACATATTGTATCTGACAGTGTTTTGCCTAATTGTGTAAACACAATGTTTGTGTTACGAACCCAATAGAAGTATACCGGAACAATAGCTCCAGTAGTGTTCAATGTGTATTCGATTGTATATTCGTTTACGTCTTTGACAGTACCGGGGCCTGCATAATTTGTAGGTAAAACGTTACTAGATATCCAACTACAAACTACAGGACTGCTTCCAGGGAATACTTGACCCCACCATTTGCTATTATATACCACATCATTACTTTGATGATAGTTTACAAATTTAGTAGTGCTTGTATCAAACCACAATTTACCAACATGTTTGGCTCCCCAAACAATAGAACTAGTGTTAGTAGAATTTGGACCATTGTATGCAGCAGGATCACGGTTGCTCGTGATATCAATATTTTCAGCAACAGCACCTAATAATTTACCCTGTAATGGATCAATGTAATCTAGATTGATCAATGTGTTATTAGTAGATGCACTATATAACTGGGCATTTTGAATTGCGTTTACATCAACGATAGGAGTTGAATTACGATATACACTCCAGTCTTGTACACCAGTGGCGTTTTGATAAATTATTACTTGACCGTTATTAATATTTGGTCTAAAGTTAGGTGTGCCAACAACAACTTGATTGTTATTAAAATCTAATGCTGTGCCATAGTATGGTTGTGCGCCGTAGTCTAAATCAAACGCATTAACATTTTGAGCATATACAAATTGACCCACATTGTTTAAATTTTCATCGTAGTTGCTTACATAGTCAAACATGTATACTGCGCCAGCATTAGTATAGGTGTCTAAAAATTGAGTTGTATTGTTATCAAACAATGTGTCATTGTTATAGTTGGCATCATCAGAAGCATCAAAGGTTGTTTCTTCATACCGTGTTGATACAGGTGAGCTTACTACAAATGAGCTGCTTTCATTAAATTTAATAGTAGTACCAAATTGTGTTCTACCTTGACTGTGTGGATCATTAATAGTTTGTGTCAATTGATACTTACTAATACCCAATTGATAGAAGTCATGTGCGCTTAATGTTACAATGTTTAATTTATCATTGACATATGCTAATTCATTGCTAATAGTAGAAATTACCAACTTACCGTTTTGTGTAGTAGCAGTTACATTGGTGATATTAGCGGAAGCTATTGAATTAGCAACTATAGTTGCATTACCTAATGGTATATCAACTACATAACCGTTTATTAATATAGTTGTAGGTGTTGAAACTTGGCAGTCAAGCAAACCAGTTATGATACCGTATTTGCCGCCGCCATCAGTGTATCGATAGACAGCACCTTCCTGATTTTGTGAATTAAGTTGAAACGGTGATCCAACTAATATTTCAGTACCGTATGTGTTAGTATCTAAACTGTAACCATACTGTTCACCTATTGTTAGATTATCAGGAGATACCAATGTTTCAATCAATACAAATTGTGAACTGCTAGATGTTATGATATCACCTGCGATCAAACTTTGATAGACATTTAACGTAGTACCCGTGACAGCATAATTATTATCTGTAATTAGTGTGCCGTTAACACTTACAAACAATGGTTGAGTCTGTACTACCGCAGACATTGTGCCTGAACTATTAGTCAAGGTTAATGTAGTACCGTTACGAGTTAAAGACAACGTAACAGTAGAACCTACAATAGACTTAACATAATAAACTTGATTTAGTGCAATGCTACCAAATACTGTGCCAGTAAACACGATTGCAGTACCATTTACACCTGCTGTTAATCCTGCAACACTATTCAATGTTACTGCGTTACTTGCAATGGCCGATGCGGTTCTAATAGTTGTGCCGGGAGTATATACTAATTTGAATGTTTGAGGAACTAGTGGCTGACTGTTGTATTGTGATTCAAAATTCTGAACTAATCGTTCAAAAATATAAGTTGAACCTGTATTGTCTACTGTGGTATCTACATCAGGTGCACCAATAATTACAGTGTCCCCGTAATAATTAGTTGACAGTGAGTAAGAGAAGTTATCCCCTGCTACCAATCCTAAAACATTGATAATAGTTGAATACTCATACAATCCAGTTACTTGTGACTTGCGATATACATATACACTGTTTTGTTCATATGCACTGATATACAACCAGTTACCATCACCGGAGAATGCTGTAGCAGAACCCCAGTTTGTTGCACCTGTTGGTGCTTGAATTGTTTGAGATAATTGTAATATGTTTTGTGTGATAGACACAATCAAATCATATACTTTAACTAATCTGTTAGCTAATAATGCACCGGTTGGTTGACTGATGGCAAATTTGTTACCACTATAAGAAATAGTAGAACCAAAACTTTCTGATCCAGTTATACTTTGGCGCATTACGAATACTTTAAATACAGGGTCATATACATATCTGTATGCTACACCCAAGTCACTGTCACCAATTAAATAGCCTAAGTCACTTGTAGTTGCTACTGCACTACCAAATTTCAATGCACCTGTTCTTAATAATTCTAAATCATAAACATAATTTAAACTCTTGCGATAGACAGCCCAATCACCGTCAGTATTTGTATCTACCCATACTTTATTCTTAACAAATTCTGTGTTTAGTAACGGTAATGAATTGATGTCACTAGGTTGATTTACACGTTGAGATTGAAATCTCATCACTATGCCAGTACCGGTAAGTCTTGTAACTGATGCTAACAAGTTAAGTGCAATTGTAACTCTGTTATTATCTATAATTGATTGTACGATTCTATACCCATTGACACCTGCATTAAAATTAATAATAGCAATAGTTTGATACTTAGTTAAGTTGTGTGGTTCAGCAAAAGTCAAGGTCACTGTTCCATTCAAGTTATTAACCACTTCAATTAATTGACCATTGCTGATAGGGGTGTATACTTGCCAAGTTCCGTTATAATCAGCAATCCAAACATATTCACCTACGTATAATTTTTCCAACGGAGTCTGAGCAGTGTTTAAATCATTATAGTAATAACCGTAAACTGAAATATCGTTAAAGTTTACATAACCTGCTGCAGGATATAATCTGTTGGGAGTGTCAACTGGTAATGTAGGTAGAACATTAGGGTTAGTCAATGGTCTACTATAATTAAATACAGAATACAACGGAACTTCTTGTTCTACTCCGTCAGTATAATCTCCTGTAGTCAATGCTACTGTGCTTGGGTTGCCGGTCAATTGAGTTTGATTTAATCTAAAATCAACAAAGTTATTATCCAACACACCACCAAACTCACCTGTCTTGATAGCCCAATTATCATTGATATCATAGTCAATACCACCTTGTAGTAAAGTTACGCCCTTAAAGTTATTAGCGGCGATTCTTGTACCCATTTGTTTAATCATGTTCTTATAAACATTGACTTGGGTAATATCTGTTAGGTCGGCAAGTGCTAGGTAATCACGGGGACGATAACCAATTAATGACCAGCTTAGTATATCACTATCTCTGTCTAGGTTACTAATGTTTGTATTATAGAACAACGTAGATTCATACGAACGTGTTGAACCGTTAGGTAGTAAGCCCTTTTGAATTTCGTTGTAGTTAGTTTCTTTCCATAACTTAGTATCAAAAATCGCACTAGCATTAATCACTTGTAACGCAGTCCAATATCTATTTTTGTATAATACAATAGAACCTTTGGTATACTTTGTGATACTGTCCCATTCTAAGATATTGTCTTGGTTTAATATAAAACCCTGTGCATCGATTGTACCATTCCAATCGGCAGTTTTAACACCCTTTGTTAGGATACGAGCTTGACGTAAACCGGTTATAAGATTGTAGATGATATCATTAAATAGTGTTACGTTGTTGAAAACAATACCATGTTCAAAATTACTAATGTTAAACTGACCATATGCAACGGTATCACCTTGATTTAATGGTGTAGCTGTGAATAAAGTACCTTCACGAACCACAGCTAAATCAGTAGATTTAATTGGATATAAGTTTTGATTCAATACAAAGTTTTGTTTTTGTAGTGTTAATGGTTGAACAATGTAACTATCTTTGTTAATAGTCATAATATTGGCTGCTGGATTTAAGTTAATCAAACTTCCTTTTTCCCATCCTGATTGAACCCAATATAAATATTCAGCAACCATCTGACTCCAAATTACTGCTAAGCCAGATTCGATCTGGTCAAACAATACGCCTTGGTTGAGCAAATAATTATTATAGCTTCCTATAAATTGTGCAACATCATGTATTGAATTGAATTCGGTACCATATGGGATTAACTGACTTTTATTGTCAAAGTAGTCATTTGCAATTTGTACAGATAATCCTTCTACTGATACTTTATTATAATTTCCGTTTATTTTTGGAACACTTATATTAAAATATGCGTTGTTCTGTGAGTTACCAAATACTTTCCATCCAGTGCCTACGTTTTGTACAATAACTCCACTGTATATAATTTTGTCGAATGGCACATTGTCATATAACAATACTTGATAGCTTTCATTAGGAATCAATAATGAAGCATTTGTACTGTTTGGTGTGCCTTTTTCAACATAGAAATTCAATAGGGTCTTGTCACTGAATCCAGCAAGTCTGTATGCTAAACGAACATCCAAATTAGCTAGCAAATTAGTGATGTTGGTTGTTGCATCCACGCCCAATTGTTTTTCATAATCAACAATCCAGTTGATGTAACTAGTTTTAGCTATGCCATTACCATAAATTTGTACATCGCTAATTACTAAGTGGCTGCGGTTGTTAACTAAGAATTGATTGAATTCTGTGTTGTATTTGTAATTGTCAACATCAACACCCAAGTTGTAAAATTCTGCTGGCTTTGTCAATGACAATAGTTTCATCAAGTCAAATGGCCATGTACTGCTTCTGCGATATGATAATTCAGTTGCAGCTACATCTCCAACTTTCCAATCATGTTTGAATGAACGTTCTACATAGTTACCAACAATAGCATCAAATGGTGATAATAAATTACCAGCACTGTCAACAGGAATTACTTCTAACAACTGCGGTCTGATAAACTGACTCATTACGTAGGGATCACCGTTGTTCCAGTTAATACCCTGTGCTAAATCTTTCCATAATACTAAGTTGTCACTTGTATATGGGGCAGCACCATAACGTCCTGTCCACCATGATGGCATTGCAGTGAAGCCAAGCATTTCCCATGGTGTTGTATTAGGTTCAGAGGTGTCATAGAAATATTGATATATACCTCTCCAATAACCTTGTAATATTTGACTACCATCAATCTTATTTCCTGATTGACTGTAATTATAAGTAAACTGGTCAATTGAACTATAACCTACTTGTGGTTTATATTCTACACGATTCTGACCTATCCAATTTAAAAAGTATTGCGAGTATATGCTTAGTACTTCGTCATATGAGTAACCAGTATTTCTAAAGAAACCAGGAATAACATCATAGTCACGAATTGGAATGATGTCACTTAGTTTTAAATTGTTATAGATTCTTGTTTCAAATTCTAACAATACTTTATCTCTGAAGTCTACTAAATTCCCGTCAATATAATCACCGTACAATTGATTATATGATCCATCATGTCCACGAATAAAATATGTAGGTTGTGTGTAGTTACTATCTAAGATAACTTCAGGTACAAATGCTGGATACAATCCTAACTTAGTAGGAGTATTTGGAACATAGCTACCATATGTTTGATTATATTCTTTAATTGTTACGATATCACCTGGTAACAAATCAGTACTAATTGTTAAGCTAGGAGTATCGGTGCTGACAGTATAGTCAATATTGATTAGTAACTGAGTAGTTGTTGTAAAGTTATCAACAGTTCTTGTTAGATAAACAAGAACACCATAATAGTTTGATTTAGTAAAATCATAAATTCTAGTCAATGGATAGATACTTACATCTAATGAGTTAGCAAAAGTATATGTGTTGGTAGCATATGCTGACATGTTAGGTAGCATGTCAGACCAAAAGAATGGACCAGATTCAATTTTACCTGAGGTAATTTGATCTAATGCGTTATCTAGCATTACTGCCGGTAACTGATAATAAGTATAGTCTGTACTATCAATTGTATTTACTAACAAGTTTTTAAATATAATATACTGTTGACTATTATACTGCAACGAGTCAACTAAATTGTGATTTTGTTTGCGAAGGAATGTGCCAGGAAGTGCAAGACTTGCACTATTCTGAATAATCTTATTACCCCATGGCACAAGATTGCCCAAGTCACGATAGTTGTTTGAACCAAATACTACGCCAGTAGTGTCAGGATTGTTGTAAAAGATACTTTGATACTGACCACGTATATCACCAACGTTTGCTGTTGTGATATCAGTATTGAATGGGTTGTTTTGTAAGTTGATAGGGATTTCATAGTAAGCTGTTGGACTTACTTGGTCACTTAGTATAGTAATTTCAATTACAGTATCAACTAAAGGATTAGGTGGTGTAAATGTAATTACAGTAGAATCTTCTGTAATTTCATATGTGTAAGTTGATGATGCTTGCAAATCATTATTTACATACAATTGAATGTTAGGCCATGCAGTGTTTGTTGCAGCCGCAATGTCGCATGTATATGTTGTTACTGGGTTAGATGCTACATAATCAAAATTAAACACTTGGTACTGCCGACTTTCAGCAACTGCTGTTTGCCAACCTAATGCTCTACTAAATGTCGATAGGTCACTATAGTTGTGAACATATCCAGTGTTTACTTTTTGTGTTATTGGTGCAATGCCCTTAACATAATTAAATGTCGCAGAGTTTATTAGTACATCAAAGCTAATGTCGCCTACATTGTTTACGGAACTATAGCGCAACGGAAAGCCTAATATCAAATCATTGATTCCACTACCAATACCATAACTGAATAGTTTGTTACCTTTGAATGAACTACCTACATAAACATTATTGTTACCAAAACTTACACCATCATTGTCAAAGACATCAAACAATGGTGCTTGGTTAATTGTTGTCTTTTGCTGTGCTTCAAACCATGTTAAACCATCAAAGTAAAAATCCATACCTTGATTGTAATAGCCCTTGAATGTAAATGTACCTTCGTTTGGTAATACTAAACCATCTTCAACTTCAGTCAATGTAATAACTGGGATTGAGCCGGCAATACTTGAAAAACGAACAATATAAATTTTATTACGAACATCAACATTTGTATCTACAGAGAATACAATCTTTGCACCGTCATACAATGCATAGTCATCATTTGGTAAACCGTTTGCAATTAATGACACATTAGTGGCTGATGTAAATGATGATGCATAAGGCCACGTAACCGTCAATGTCAATGTTGTTGTACCAGAAATAGCTGAGATTTGACTATTACGTGGTAGTTTACCAGCATTGTCGGTAATATATTGACCTACTTGAAATGTACCTATGCTGGCACCAATACTAGTTACAGGACCCACGTCTGACGCCAATACAGTAATTGTAGTAGATGTTGCGCTTGATGCTGATGCGATAGATGCGGTTGATGCAGTGTATACTTCTACGTCCGGGTAGTAAGCAAGTTGTCCGGCAACTTGAGTAAATGCATCTGTTGTTCTAGTGTCAAAGAAATCAATAGGTTGTTTGCCAACAATGTTGTTATTAAATAATTGTAAGTTAGGATAAAATTCTATGACCGGGCGTTTTGCTTTATTATTTTGTGTTGCATATGTAGTAACGATTGTAGGATCATTTAAATAACCTGCAGTTGCATTAATAACATCAATGTGAAACCAACGATTGCTTCGTGACCATGCATTTCTGTCAATACTATTTCTTGCAATTGTTAAATAATCTTGATATACAGGAACGTATAATGTACTATCATAGTTGCCAATGTCATACGGTAAGGTGTCGTATGGTGTATATGTTCCTGCAGTGAATGGTTCTGGGGCAATTAGTGTAGCAATGTCTAATAATTCAATTGCAGTACCCACACCTTGAACATAGTATTCACCTGTCTTGTAAGTTGTTGGATAGATACTACCTGCAAATGATACTTTTAATCCGTTAGTAAACACGACACCATTTGGTGCAGTGTAATTCTTTTTACCTAAAATATCATTGACATTAATTTGATTTGCAGAGTTGCTATTAATTAATTTAATAACACCAACCTTGTCTGGACTAGTACCGTCTTGATAATATATTGTATCTAGCAAACTGCTTAGATACGGGATCAAGTTAATTACGCCTTCGATATTACGATAAAAATTTCTAGCTTTCCATTGTGTGCCGTAAACTGCTGTTATCTTTTCTTCAGTTGGGATAGGGGCATATGGTACTAATTTTAGTGTAGGGTTGTCAGGATCACCAACATATGTTATTAGATAAAATGTAGCTGAAGGATCAGTATAATAACCACCATTATAATTGTTATTATCAATCGATGTGCCCGGATAAACGAACGGGGCGTTGCCACCGTTTTCATCATACAGTGTTGTATCATAAAACGGGCCAACAAATCCAGTTTCATTAACTACGCCAGTATTATAAAACAGTACAGTTCTACCTCCTAATGCTGTCACACCGTCGATATTTTTAACATAACTTAACAGCTGACCATTGATTTCATCAAATGGCGTAGTTGATACTACATCAACTAAGTTGTTACCTGGGAAATTATATTCATCCTGTGCGTTTTTATAAGGTACATTAAATGTTACTACACCTCTAGAGGCCCCGTTGTTTTCAACACCAAGTATATTACGTGTTTGTAAATTAGGTTGAGCTGGATCATAGCCGGTTACACCCGGTTTACCTTGTAACCAAAATGCAGTATTCTGATCTACAGTAAATGTATATGTACCGCCACGAATAAAAGTCAATGATGGATTAGTTGAGCCACTTGGATTAACGTCACTTGAAATGTTGTATCCATTTGGCAAATCTGTTACAACATAATCACTGACATTATAAACAATGTCAGTAGCAACTGTTACTGCCGGTGCACCGGTTGGCAACCAGTAATATTGATTAAAGTTGATTACTTTATCCAAATCAACAAACGGATCCCATGAATAAAATTGACTGTTAAACAGTCTGTCGTTATTATCAATGATGCCACCGTTTAATTTTACAGCATCTACTATGCCCGGATAACTAATGAAATCGACTGCTGTTGCTGTGTTTGTTTTTGTAAATACAACAGCAGGATCTAATTGATAGTCAGTGCGTGTTTTTGTAGGTTCAATTACATATTTGTCTTTAGCATTAATACCATATCCAAACTTACTACCAACATAACCTTCAATACGCATCGTATTTGGTTGATCCGTAATTTGATCTAGTGTTGCTCCTAAAAATTGTGCGTTAGTAGGGGTCTGAAATACTTCAGGTAAAAAGTTTAGTGTTCTAATTCTTGTTGCCATATAACTCTCTAATTGTTATTGTATACTTATCTTATTTGTAATTGCACTGGAGTTAAAGCTGCGATGATTACAACGTCATTTGCTGTTGCACCGTTAACAAAAATTTCATAAGGAGCTGATTTGATTTCGTACAAGTCACCAAAGTTCATTGTAGGATCATTTGGAACTAATACAACTGAACTCATTAAATCTCCTAACTGTGCATGTAAATATGCACTTAATTCTGAAAAGTAGAATGTGTCTCCAAAGTTCCAATTATTGATATTAAAATAATTGTTCATAGCAGTTAGGGTTGCACTACGTACTTCACTATCACTTGCATTTGTCATTTGTGACTTGATAACTTTAACTGTACCTTGTAATTGAGGTGTTGCCTTGTGACCAAATAAAGGAACAAATCGAACACTATTTGGTACTACGTTATCAGTCAGCATCTTGTAATCATCTAAACGACCATAAGCTTGTTGCAATTCACTAATTGTAGGGATATCTGGTTTTGGTACTGTATCAGTAGAATCTTGTATATAATTTTGGTAAGCTGTATAGTAAGCTTGTGTTACCAAATACAAATCAATGATGTTTGTAGTTGCCGGATCAATACGTGTAGTGTTATTACTATTATGACGATACTGAAATTGCAATCCTTGGCGTCCTGATTGCATTAGATATTGAGGTTGCGGAGTCATTATATAATATGGTGTTGTCACTGTAGTATCTTGCACTGATATGTAAAACTTGTTTTCATTATATGCATAGAATAACTGACCTAATGGATATTCGTATTTTACAACTTCGATGGTAGTTAAATTAGGATACTGATATACCACTTCACTTGAAGATATCACTTGATAACGTGATAAATTAACCGCATCTTGAATTAGTTCAAAAAATGCGTATATACCAATGTTAGCATTGTTAACTTGATAGCCTGTAACAGTAGTAAAGAAGTCAGGATCTAAAATAATTTCTTTATTGTTTACATCAATACTAGAAACTTCTACTTCAAAGTCATTCACATAACCATCACTTTCAATTGTTTGTCCAACGATGTTTACTTTGACTGGTTTAGCTAAAGCATAGTTATTTCCAGGTTGGGTATTAGTTGATAACATATTAACATAATCTGCTAGAATCTTACCAGTTACTGGATCATATACTAACTTACCTATTTCAAACCAGAATCGTGTGTCAGCTACTGATCCAAAGTAATACTTTAATGATCGGTAATACACTGAGTACATATTGTTACCGGTAGATTGAAAATTCACAAACCAATTATCTTGATTATATGCACCTATAGACCATCTATCCTGTGATGCTAATAATGAATTATTAAATATCAAGCTAAAGCTTTGATTCAATTCCATTCTGGTAATTGCTTCTTGTCTTACTAAAGTAGGTAATGTGTTTTGAAATGCAGGTATAACTTGATTAACGATGGCACCATTTGGCACATACGCATTTAATGAAACTGGACCGATGCCGTTACTAAAATTACCAGTACCGTTATTATATCCATCACCAATAACACTTAATACTGTTGTCCAAAAGAATGTGGTATTGGTTGGGCCTGCAATACCTGCTATCAATCTGTTATTTTGATCAAAGTAATAACCACTTGGAGCAATCACCCGAATCATAGCTCCTGGTGTAATATATTTTACATCATGCGTTGAGTAGGTGCCGATAGCTATTGGTACATCTATTGATCCAGATATATTATAAAAATAACCAGTTACACTATTAGCATCTACTGTACTGGTATTCCAGTATACAGTCCCGTCACCAGATGCAATATTGATATCATACCGTGTGTAATTTTCTAAGTAATACTGTCTTGCTCTAGTATCAGCCAATGCATTAGCCAATGCATCGGTTAAAAACTTAATGATGTCACCGGTATTGTTAATTGTTAATAACAACCAACCATTGTCATTGTTTTGATATAAAGCACCATCGTTTGCAAAACTATTAGTGCTAGAGTATTTTCCGGTAGGGTCAAGTAAGTCTAAATTTTTAGACACACCAACTGAAGTTCGGTTAATAGCTTTACTTTTAATAATTGAACTATATAACGTATATGGGAAATTGTTATAATCTTCGCCATTAACCATTCTGTTTTGAGTATAATATCTTGCAGGGGCACGTTGTTTAATATTTGCTATTGTTTCTCTTGCTTGTGCAGTTGATGCTGGTAATTGTAATTGTAATCCTAATGTAAGTGCTTCTGTTCGACCTGCTCGGCTAATATACTGTATTGTTACTTGAATCCCTTGCATCTCAGTTGGATCAATTGTATAAGTCAATGCATTACCTGCACGAACATATGCTCTAAAAGATCCAACCGGTGCTTCAGAAAATACCCCATCTCCAAATGCATAACTAACTAAATCATTAAAACCTGAAATAACTGAGAAGACTTTTTTAGTTGATGTGGTTGAACTTAGTTGTGCATTTGCATAGACACTCTCAACTTGTTTCCAAAGAGTTCTTCCACCATTAGCGGTGCTTAATTGATATAACCAAGTATCAGTATTATTAACACCTTGAATGTTAATGTTTACTACTTGATTTGAAATTTGTTGTGGTAAATTAAAATCGTAGCTTTGTAATTTTCCTTGTTTAAAATAAAAGAAAAAACCTGTGTTTGGACTACCGTAACCTAATTTGTCATTGCGATATAACATATTAAATCTGCCAGTTGGTGCCGGCGGCAATTCATATACATAATCTTCATTCACGCTGGTAACACTACACAATTCAAAATTCATATTCATTGTATCAACTGTAGAGGTGAACGGTATAACAGGTAAACTGTTTGGTGGAATTTCTATAGCGTATTCACTAGTCAATACACCTAATAATTCTGCTATGTTTCCCGGACGTCCAATTTTTTGACTATTGATTAATGTGGCATTAACAATTGTATTAAACTGTTCTAACCAGCTAATATTAGCCGGATCGTTCCAAACAATTGTTTGATTACCCAAATTAATACCATTAATGTCAGTTAATTGTTCTGTTGTTCTTATACTGGTAACTTTGATAAATCCCTGACCAGTAATGTTTCGTTTTGGGTTGTAGCTGACTAAGTTGGCTAATTTGATAACACTGTCTCTACGTTCAGCAGTGTCAATAAAGTTTTCACGGGTGTTTAAATCATTACGGAAAGCAATACCCTGTCCCATAAATGCAATAACATCCATCAACGCAATAAATTCGCTAGATTCGATGTAATCGTTAAAGGTTTCTGGGTAGTATGCTCGCAGATAGTCAATGAAACTCTTACGTAAAGTCTCATAATCGTAACTTCTGAAGTCAGCCTCACGGAAGGTTTGGTATATTGCCTTCCAATCGTTGACACCGAATATTGATGATTGTCTTGAACTTGTAGCCATAGTTTTTCTCTTTTAAGTATTTATCTTAACTGAAAACCATGGTTTTTTAGGATCTGATTGTTGCTTGATTAGTTTGGTTATTAAAAAATACATTCAATAAAGTAGCTTGATTAAAGGGCGCTACTGCTATTTCTACTTCAAGTAGTATACCATTGTCTTGCACAAACGATTTTACTTTATTAAGAATAAGCCTAGGATCATTTTTTGCTATTTTTCTAATTTCGTTTTCTATATTAAACTGAGTATTTGTATTATTAGGTTCAAATATATAAGACCAAATAGTTGTTCCATAGTCAGGATTACCTACTTTTTGTCCTTTAGGTATATTTAGTGCATTTATAAAATCTTGTATAACTAATGGGGCATCTACTAATCTAAACTTTTTACCAAGAATAATAGGCTGCACAATTCCACCTACGCCACCGTCTACTCCTGGTAATGCTGTGGTAGTTTTAGGTTTGTTAGCATTTATAGTTGAAAAACCGTTATATGTTGACATACTGTATTTATGCAAAAAATTTGTTGAGTACTGCGCTAGCTATATCTTTTAATTTAAGTTTTTCATCCCAAACATTTCTTAGTACAGCCAATTGCGGGTCTCCCGCAGGTAATGATTGT